CGACGACGGCACGGAGATCGAGCTGTGGTCGCCGATGGCCGATCCGCCGCAGGAAGGCGACACGCTCCAGCTCACGGCGGGCTGTGACAAGACGTTCAAGACGTGCCGAGAGAAATATGCCAACGTCCTGAATTTCAGAGGATTTCCGCATCTGCCGGGTTCCGACTTCGCCTATGGCTATGCCGGCGAGAATGGTATGCACGACGGCGCGCCGGTGGTGCCATGACGACGCCGGTTATTACGCGACAGCGTATACTCGACGAAGCGAGGCGGTGGTTGGGCACGCCTTATCGGCATCAGGGATCGAGCCTGTGCATCGGCTGCGACTGTCTCGGCCTTGTCCGCGGTGTCTGGCGCGCCGTGTACGGCTGCGAACCGGAGGCGCCTGGTCCCTACGCTGCGGACTGGGCAGATGGCAACCAAGGCGAGAGGTTGCTGGAAGCGGCGGAACGCCAGTGCGGCGCGGGCTTCGGCCTCGCCGCCGCGCAGCCGGGTGACCTGATCGTGCTGCGCTGGAGGCCTGATCAGCCGGCCAGGCACATTGGCATCTTGAGCGGCCCCGACCACTTCATCCACGCCTACGAGCAGGCGAGCGTCGTCCAATCGGCCCTGGTGCCTTCGTGGCGGCGCCGTGTCGCCGCAGCCTATTGCTTTCCAGGGATCACCGACTGATGGCAACCATTCTTCTGCAGACGGCAGGCGCTGCATTCGGCAGCCTGTTCGGTCCATTCGGCGCGATCGTCGGTCGTGCGGCAGGCGCCTTGGCCGGAGCAGCGGTCGACCGGGCGCTGATCGGCGGCGAAACGCGGCGTGGGCCGCGCCTCGAGGGCGGGCGCATTCCGTCTGCCGAGGAAGGCGCGGGGATCAACCGCCTGTATGGCACGGCGCGGATTGCAGGCACGTTGATCTGGGCGACGCGCTTCGAAGAGGCCGTGACGCGGGAGCGACAAGGTGCGAAGGGCGGCGGTCAGCGGGTCGAGACCTACAGCTATTTTGGCAATTTCGCGATCGGTCTGTGCGAGGGCGTGATTGCCGGCATCCGGCGCGTCTGGGCCGACGGACAGGAGCTCGACCTGACCGCAATCGAGATGCGGGTCCATAGCGGCACGGAAGAACAGCTTCCCGACCCATTGATCGACGCCAAGCAGCGCGACAGCGAGGCGCCAGCTTATCGTGGCCTCGCCTATGTGGTGTTCGAGCGCTTGCCGCTCGACCGTTTCGGGAACCGGATCCCGGTGCTGACCTTTGAAGTGATGCGCCCGATCGGTCGGTTGGAGCAGGGGCTGCGGGCCATCACCATGATCCCGGGCGCAACGGAACATGGTTATCAACCGGCATCGGTGTCGGAGCGAGTGGGTGACGGTGAGGGGCGGTTTCTCAATCGTCACGCCTTGCATGCGACGAGCGACTGGGCTGCATCGCTTGATGAGTTGCAGGCGCTCTGCCCCAATCTTGAAAGCGTGGCGCTGGTTTGCGCCTGGTTCGGTAGCGACCTGCGTGCGGGAGCCTGTCGCATCGATCCGAGGGTGGAGGTGGCTTTGCGGCTGGACGAGAGCCAGCCTTGGTCTGTTGCGGGTATCGGGCGGCAGTCGGCTTTGCTCGTTTCGAGGAAGGACGGTTCGCCCGCCTATGGCGGCACGCCGAGCGATGCGAGCGTGCGTGCCGCCATTGCCGATTTGAAGGCGCGCGGGTTGAAAGTCTATCTCTATCCGTTCGTGATGCTGGATGTTCCTCCTGGGAACGGCCTGCCGGATCCGGAAGGCGGAGCCGAGCAGCCGGCCTATCCGTGGCGAGGTCGCATCACGAGTTACCCGGCGCCCGGCCGCCTGGGCAGCGCCGATCGCACGGCGGTGGTGCGGGCTCAGGTGGAGGACTTCTGTGGACCCGCGCTGCCGATGGACTTTGCGGCCGGTGCAGGAGGCATCGTCTATTCCGGCAGCGATTCCGGTTATCGACGGTTCATCCTTCACTACGCGCATCTTGCGGCGCAGACCGGCGGCGTCGATGGGTTCATCCTGGGCTCGGAGATGCGCGGCCTGACGCGTCTGCGGGACGAGAACGACGCATTCCCGTTCGTTGATGCGCTCATCCGCCTCGCCGACGACGTGCGCTCCATCATGGGTCCCGCCACTCGCCTGACCTACGCCGCCGACTGGACCGAATATTTCGGCTATCGACCGGATGACGGCAGCGGCGACGTGTTTTTCAATCTCGATCCACTTTGGATGAGCGACGCGATCGATGCGATCGGTATCGACAACTACATGCCACTTGCCGATTGGCGGGACGGGGATGTCACCGATGGCAATCCCGATGGATTCACCAACCCCACCGATCGGGAGGGGATGCGGGCACAGATAGCGGGGGGCGAAGGGTTCGACTGGTATTATGCGACGGCCAGCGACCGCGCCGAGAGGCGTCGCACGCCGATCACCGATGGTGCGCACGATAAGCCCTGGGTCTTCCGGACCAAGGACCTGGAAGGCTGGTGGAGCAATCCTCACTTCGAGCGACGTGGCGGTGTGGAACGCGCGCTGCCGACCACCTGGCTGCCGGGCGCAAAGCCCATCTGGTTCACCGAGCTTGGCTGCCCGGCGGTCGACAAGGGGGCCAACCAGCCGAATGTTTTCCCCGATCCAAAATCGTCGGAAGGGCAAATTCCATATTTCTCGACCGGCGTGCGGTCCGAACTCATTCAACGGCGCTTCATGGAAGCTCATCTCGACCATTGGTCGAGCAGTGATGTGCCAGCTGGCATGGTCGACCCTGCCCACATCTTCGGGTGGACCTGGGATGCGCGCCCCTATCCCGCTTTCCCGGCTGACAGCGCTGTCTGGTCCGATGGGGCGAACTGGCGCACGGGCCATTGGCTGAACGGCCGGCTGGGGACCGCGGCCATGGCAGACATCATTGAAGCGATCGGAATCGACCACGGCGTTTCGTCCATCCGGTGCGACGATCTGAACGTCGATCTCATCGGCTATGTCCAGAGCGAGCCGATGACGGCACGCGCTCTGATCGAACCGCTTCTCGAACTTGCTCAGGCGGATGCCAATGAAAGTGCAGGCGTCATCCGCATCAGCTCAAGGTCCAACAGCGTTGTGGCGCCCCTGGCAGCGGATGTGCTTGTCGAGCCTGACGAGGCTGCGACGATTGCGTTTGTGCGATCGCAGACCGACGAGCTCGCCGTCCAATGCATCATCGACCACATCGATCCGGACAGCGATTATTCGGCGGCAATCGGCAGGTCGCGCAGGCTGGAAACATCGGAGACGCGTCTGCAGCGGCTCTCGCTGCCTGCTGTGATGACCGAGGAAACGGCCGGGGCGCAGGCGGAAGCCTGGTTGCGCGACCATTGGGCTGGAGGTGAGCGGGCGACTTTCGCTCTGCCGCCATCTCGGATCGAGGTCGAACCGGGTGACGTGCTGCTTCTGGAAGGGCAGGGCACGACACGCTGGGCAGTGACCCGCATCGAAGATGGCGGCTCAAGGCGGATCGAAGCGCGCAGCATCGCCCAGGCTCAGCCGAAATTGCCGGGTACCGGTGGAACGAGGCCGCCGTCACTTCCTGACAGGCTGGCGCCCTGGCTGCCCATGATCGAGCTGATCGATCTCCCTGTGCTCGACGGCTTCGATGAAACAGGGTGGTTCAAGACGGCTCTCTGGAGCAGGCCGTTCAAGCGCGCTCTCCTTTCCATGTCGGAAGGGGAGGAAGGCTTTCGCGAGAGAGCAGAAATCGAACGACCCGCTCGCATGGGCGTGCTGACCGCTGCGTTGCAGCCTGGTGTCGCGAACCGGTTCGACCGTTCTGGGACGCTATTTTGCCGGCTGGCCTTCGGGAGCCTGGAATCTGCAGCCGAGCTTGCTGTGTTGAACGGCGCCAACGCGCTGGCAGTGCGCAGCAATTCCGGTGTCTGGGAGGTCGTTCAGTTCACGCACGCCGAGGAGACCGAAATCGGTCACTGGCGCCTGAGCGGCCTGCTGCGGGGGCAGGGCGGTACGGAAGACGCGATGCGTGCGGGTGCAGACATCGGCGCGCGCGTAGTTGTGCTGGATGAGGCGTTGGCGCCGATCCAGTTGCGGCCGAGCGAGGTGGGCATCCCCTTCAACTGGCGAATTACGGCGACCGGCGGAGAAGTCCAGCCACTCGAGACTGCAATGGCAGGCGGAACTCGAGCGCTGACGCCGCTTGCGCCGGTGCATCTCGAAGCCTTTCGGGATCAGGAGGGAAGCATCGACATTCGCTGGATCAGGCGCGGTCGCATCGATTCCGATAGTTGGCTCGGCAGCGACATCCCGCTTGATGCTGACAGCGAGCGATACCGCCTTCAGATCATAGACGCATCTGCGACCCAGCACGTCGCGGACGTCTTCGAGCCCCGGTTTCATCTTTCGGACGCGGAGCAACGCGCGATCTTCGGCGCGCCGCTTTCGACCATCGAGATCACGGTGCGCCAGATCGGATCGCGCATGGCTCTCGGGCTTCCGGCGCGCGCCGTGATCACCCTTTGACTTTCTTCAAACTGACAGGAGAACAAGCATGGATCCCATCAAGCCCTGGTATATGTCGCGCAGCATCTGGGGCGGCCTGGTCGCCGCTGCAGCCTCTCTCGGAAGCCTTTTCGGCTTGACGCTCGAAACGGGTGACCAGCTCATTTTGACGGAGGCATTGCTCCAGGCCATAGGTGCTTTGGGTGCGGCTGCCGCGGTATATGGTCGGTTTGCAGCCACAAGCCGCCTGTTCTAGAGCCGAAGGACGCCGCAGGCGGGCCCG